GAACTTCCTATCGAAGTTAACGAAACACTTATCGTCGAATTGTACTCCAAATAATACATACAGTTCTACAAATGCAGAAAGCACAGTACTTATGAGAATAGGTACTGTGCTTTTTCTTTTAAAATTAGCTAAAATTTGTGTGCGTTGCTCAACCGTTGCACAACTTTTAACTAAATGATGCGGGTATCTTATTTACTTCTTCGATATACTGCTCAATCGTTTTATGCGTGTACACATCTGCGGTAATGTCTTTACTTTGCGTGTGGCCGACTATTGATTTTAGAATATAGCGATCCACTCCGTAGTTACTAGCCAATGTGATGAACGTATGTCGAGTATCATGTGGTAAGTGGTCAGATATTCCTAACTCCTTACAAAATCGCTTTACTGGCTTTCCTAGGTACTTTGAAGTGTACCCATGAGGAATAAGTGTATCAGAGTTAGAAACGAGCGCCTGGGCGTAAATTTCACGATAAAAAGGCATAACGCAATCCGCGATAGGTATTATTCTATCCTTACCTGCTTTTGTCTTTACACCACCGATGACATATCGCCCATCCAGGTGGACATTTTCAAGTTTTATGGATAACAACTCAACGGGGCGCATGCCTGAGTATATGTACATTAAAAGTAATTTGGCTATATCCATGTGAGTATGTTCCCATATTGTTTGAATTTCTGCCTCCGTAAAAGGCTTATGCATATCTGACTTTTCAGCTGGCTTTAATTCTAATAGCGCAGCATAGTTCTTTATAATAACATCATTCTTGATAGCTGCCTCAAAGGCGCCATTCAATCCTTTTACGATAAGACCAATAGACGACCGACTTAAATGGCTATTTTCATCGATTATAGCCTGTAGGTGCACGAGTTTAATCTCTTGTATAGGTTTATTCCAAATAGAGGTTAACTTAGCCTGTGCGGTCGAATATCCGCCTTTTTTGACATCTATCCCTTTACGTTCTTTATCGGCAATCATCCATCGCCAGCATTCACTGAATAAAACTTTTTTAGTTTCAAATTTCTCTGGGTAGATGCCATATTCTGACAAGGCATCCCAAGCTTCTTTTGACTTAGCGTAATAGCCAATCGTCTTACGTTTACATTTACCATTTTCGTCGTAGCCAGTAGTTACGACTGCACGGTAGGGCTTGCGTAAGGGCTTATGTTTCATTTTATAAACGGATCCCGTTCCGTTTGCTCTTTTCATAGCCATGTTTATATTCCTCTTAAAATACCCCTATCATGCGATAGGGGTATTATTGTTTTACTTAAACTTTATATCGTGTGGAACTCCATTTATGTAGTAAGTAAAAGTTGCTTTACCGGAGCGTATTAGTTCTTGCTCCTCCGGTGATATCGCACTTGATATTAGTATATGGTGATACATAAATGAACTAGGAAATGCCAGCAATGCATAGTTTGGTGGTACAGTCTGAGCTATTGTGAAATCACCGTCAAAATCACCTGCATCTGTATGTACCATGCCGTGAGAGTCTACTTGTTGTCTAGTAAAAGTCCAATCTTCAATAACAATTTGCGTGAACGTATACCCTGCTACCGTAGCATTCTTAAAAGTAAGACTTGCGGATGGTTTTAGTGCTATAGCCACTCCTACAACTAACATTATTAGTATGACTACAGTAGATACCCCAATTTTACGATTCATATTAACATCTCCCTTTATGCATCTTTATAAAGTCACATTGTACATTACGACTTTACCAATTAGGTATAAGTCATCAGTTGCATCATAACTGAATATGATATCACGAAACGCCATATTGTTGCTGTCCGGTCTAAATACAAATTCTTGATGTGGGCTATCGTTATAAAATCTTTTAACTGTGTAGTCACCACCATTCTTAATTACAACAATATCACCATCATGGATGTCGCTTAAATCTACGTTAGTTAGAACAGCAATAACCGCGCCGTTTTGAATAACATTATTCATGCTTTCGCCGTTTACGTGCATGAGAATAATATTTCTATTACCTGCGTAACGACCCATCATAAAGTCTGGAATCATAACACTTGGCATATAGTTGATGCTATCTATATTAGTTAATGCACCTGCTGAAACTGATGCGGGTACAAATTTGTAAGTACTGAGAGGCATATCCGTTATATTATCGTCAGGCTCTTCACCTAGTAATTCCATAATATTGACACGAAGTATGTCGGCCAGTTCATATAATTTACCTACAGGTGGCTCGGCCATACCTGTTTCCCATTTTTGTATAGTTGTAAAGGATTTATATCCTAACTTTTTTGCTATATCTTCTTGTGATAGATCACGAAGTCGTCTAAATCGTCTAATATTATCTGAAAGTCTCATCTCTTCCTCCTTAATCTCTCCCCAAACTATATTTAAATTATAGTATATATTTGACTTAAATTCAAATGGATTTGATATTTTTTTATGAAAACTTGAAAAAAATTCAAATTAATACTTGACCTTGAATTTAATTCATGTTAAGATGATGACACAAAAGGAGGTGGTATTAATGCCCAAGAAATTTTATTTAGCTGAATTAAGGGCAAGAAAGGGTCTTACACAAGCCCAAGTAGCCGCTGATTTAGGCGTATCTTTACCAACCTATGGAGCGTGGGAAAAGGATATATCTAACGTGGCCATAAGTAAAGTTGTAGCAGTGGCTGCATACTTTGGGTGTACCGTAGACCAAATTTTTTTAACCAGGAACTTGAATTAAAATCAAGTAAAGAAAGGGGCAGTGCATATGATTAGAAAAGTGATTTCAGTCGCCCAAATGTCGACTGTCCTTGGCGTTAGCCTAACGGCTATCCGAGAGGGAATCGCAAGAGATCGATTTCCGTTCGCATATGCCTGGCAGTCGCCAGGTAAGAAATCCCGTAGCTTTGTCATCGATAAAGAGGGGTTTAGGACGTTCCTTGTCCATTCGCTAGGCTGGGACGTGAAAGTAGTTGATGCGGAATTTAAATCCGCTGGAATTCATTAGGAGGAATTAATCATGACATGGATTGACGCAGGAATGCATTTGAGCTTAGCTGCAGCAGCAGTAGCATCTATTTTATCAATGATGATGTTATAGGAGAAACATAATTATGAAAGATATCCCAGTAAACAAAACAGCAATGGCTGCACATTTAAAAGCAGTCGAATCAGATCGAATTTTAAATCACATCGATAGCAATATCATGGATGCGGCATATGAGTTGCAAAATTTTATGAGTGATTACGATGAATCAGAAATTCGTATTATCGTCACTACAGATGGTATTACGGCCGAAAGAATTGAAGAAGAGGAGGACGAGTATTAATGGGCTATATGTTAATTGGCACGTTTCTGGTCGCAGGCTCTATGGGGGCATTAGAACTCGACCAAATTGGATATATGCAATTCCTTATTCAATCAATCATAGGTTTGGCTATATCCGTGTATGGATACAAAAAGGATATGGCGGAAGTTGATGCTGAGGAGCAGGAAAATGTCCCGTACATTCCTAAAGTAAGGAAATGTGGTAAATACTGCCACAATCCATATTACAACTAAATGCACATAAGGAGGTGATTAAATTGCGAAATTGTAGTACCTGCCCAAAGCGAGACTACTGCATTCCTGATGAATGCGAGGATTTGGGCATGAAAAATGAGCCTGATGATGCGGCAACATCAACAAGCTCAAATTAGAAAAATAATATTCTACGTTAATTATATCATAGAAAGGATATCTTATGGAATTTCTATTAGTTACTTACGATACCAGTGATTATTACTGGCAAAATAACACACCTATGCATAGCCCAGATGAATTTTGGTTTAGATATTACGAATCCGATACAAACGTTCCAATCGATAATATTGGTGTTGGTGATTGGGTTGTTGTTAAATCGAGAAACGGCTTAGGCGTTGCTCGTGTTTTGAGAAAGGCAAAAGACCTTGATACTGTTCGGATGCAAGGTTTTAAAGGAAATGTAGTTAAACAGGTCATTGCAGTTATCGATACTTCTAAATGCGATAAACGTGAAATCGATCGAGCTAAATTGGAGGATATCGAAAAGAAACTCGAACAAAAGGCTAAGAACGCTGAGCGCTTGACTATGTATCGATTACTTGCAAAAGATAATCCGGAATTCTCAGCGTTACTTACTGAGTATGAATCTGTAAAGGCGTCTGTCGATGAATTATAACGCTTTCATCAATTCCAAGTCTAAAATATCGGAATCTCATGGATTTGATATTGATACAGGTATGCTAAACAAATACCTATTTGACTTTCAACGAGATATCGTTAAGTGGGCTTTGGCAAAAGGTAAAGCTGCCATATTCGCCGATTGTGGATTAGGTAAAACTTTAATGCAGCTGTCCTGGGCGTATGAGATTTATCTACATACAGGTGGATCCGTACTCATATTAGCACCATTAGCGGTGGCCGCTCAAACACAGTCCGAGGGTGAACGTTTCAATATTCCCGTGACTATATGCGAATCCGATGATGATATTGTGCCAGGCGTTAATATTACAAATTACGAGAAACTAGGACGATTCAACACCGACAATTTGATAGGTGTCGTGCTTGATGAATCGAGTATCCTAAAATCATTCACTGGTAAAGTACGTACGGATTTGATTAATCGATTCAGTAATACGCCATATCGGCTAGCGTGTACGGCAACACCCGCACCGAATGACTATATGGAGCTTGGCAATCATGCGGAGTTCCTAGGCATCATGAGCCGTAATGAAATGCTATCCATGTATTTCACGCATGACGGTAGTGACACCGCTAAATGGCGATTAAAAGGTCATGCAGAAAATACCTTTTGGGAGTGGATGGCGTCATGGGCAGTTGTGTTGGATAACCCAGCATCTCTGGGATACGACGATGACGGATATGAGTTACCTGAGTTACATGTACATGAAATTGTCGTTGATAAAACTGGTGAAGATGTCCCTACTTTATCATTACTGGAACGCCGCAGGGCTCGCAAAGCATCTCTTGAATCAAGATGTAGAGCAGCAGCTGATTTAGTCAATGCATCTAATGAGCAATGGCTAGTGTGGTGCGACCTTAATGATGAATCGACTACTTTGAAAGAAATGATTGATCTCGCAGAGGACGTCAAAGGTAGTGATAAGGCGACTCGAAAGCAAGGCATGATGTTAGGTTTTGGTTCTGGCTTTCTAAAATGCTTGGTGACAAAACCAAGTATCGCTGGATTCGGAATGAACTGGCAAAACTGCCACAATATGATATTTGTTGGGCTATCTGATAGCTACGAGCAGTATTATCAGGCACTTCGCCGATGCTGGCGATTTGGTCAGAAGCATGAAGTGAATGCTTATATCGTAATCTCTGAAAAAGAGGGCGCTGTTAAGGCGAACATTGAACGTAAGGAAGCGGACGCTATAAAGATGAGGGACGCTATGATTGCGTTAACCCGTGATGCTGTTCGTACCGAATTATCTAAAACTAGGCGAGAATCAACGGAATACAATCCGTGTGTGCCGATGGTGTTACCTAACTGGGCAGAAATGAGGGCTGTTATATGACTAAAATTTACGTAAGCCATCCATTCGGTGGATTGGCTAAGAATAAAAAGAATGCTGACTCCATATTAAAGTGGCTGCAGGACGATATGGGCGTATTTCCAATAAAAGAACCTTTTGGCAGTGATACGCATAACATATTCCTATCACCTATTCATATATTGGGGCATCTGTACGATAAGGTCGATTATGATACTGGCATAAGCTGGTGCATTGACCTTCTAAGTGGTTGTGACGCAATCATAATGTGCAACGGCTGGGAGAACTCAACTGGGTGCAATTTAGAGCTAGCTTACGCTAAGGCTCATAACATAAGAGTCATCCACATCAATGAGTTAAAAGCAGCCAAATTAACTAAATTAGCTGTTGATGCAGGCATGAATAAAGGTATAGCCGCCCTTGCTGGAGTCGCAACGCTGCAAGCGCTAAATAAGAAAGCAAAGGAGGACTTACAACGTGAACGTGCTAAATCAGTTAATTGAGTCCCGATTTGCAATATATAATGGCGACTCTGTAGAAGTGCTAAAAGGGCTACCTGATGATAGCGTTCATTACTCTATATTTAGCCCTCCATTTAGTAGCTTGTATGTTTACTCTAATTCTGATAGGGATATGGGCAACTCATCTACTGATAGCGAGTTTTGGCAGCACTTCAAGTATTTAATTACTGAATTACATCGTGTAATAATGCCTGGGCGATTAGTATCAGTTCATTGTATGGATTTGCCACTCACGAAATCTAGGGACGGTGTTATCGGAATGAAAGACTTTCCTGGTGACATTATTCGAGCCTTCCAGGATGCTGGATTCGTGATGCATTCCCGAGTCACGATTTGGAAAGATCCTCTCATTGAGGCTACTCGGACAAAGGCTCTAGGGCTTTTACATAAGCAAATTGTAAAAGATTCTGCCATGTGCCGTATGGGGGCGCCTGATTACATCGTGACATTGCGTAAACCTGGTGACAATCCGGAGCCCATCGCGCATCCAGAAGGGTTTACCCAGTTTTTCGGGCAGGAGGAACCTGAGGGTATCAAAGGAATTGAAAGACCTGCACCCGATCCAGATTTGTTTGATAAAAAGCAAAAATACAATACAGAGCCTATATATAGCCATCAAGTATGGCGACGATACGCTAATCCTGTATGGGCCGATATCCGCCAAACGCATACGCTGAACTATAAAGCAGCTCGTGACAATAAGGACGAACGTCATATTTGCCCGCTGCAGCTAGATACTGTGGCTCGATGCATAGAATTGTGGAGTAATCCAAATGATATCGTACTTGATCCATTTGCTGGTATTGGTACGGTCCCAGTTATGGCACTTCGTATGGGCCGTAGGGCTTTAGGTTTTGAGTTAAAAGAATCATATTACAACCAATCAATTATTAATATTCAGGAGGAGTTAAAGAATGATTAAAGTTGAAGTTCAAGGAGTTAATGTACTAGATGTATATAATCAGCTAAAAGCTGTGTTAAATCAATTCAAAAGTTTTGTAGATAGCGATAGAGCAATGGATGATAAAGCCCCTGGCATAGTGGATACAGCGGTATCTACAGTAGCAGCACCGTCCGTGTGCGTATCTAATTTAGCTCCGCAAGATACAAATCTAGGTGTAACTACTACAACAGTAGCTGTGCAACCAAACTCCATATCCATGACGGCACCTAATGCAGCTGTACAAGTTACTCCTACTCAAGTAGCTGTTACGGCACCAACTGTCAACGTGGCAACTGATACCCCGGTACAAACAGTTACCGCACCTGTGCAAACACCTGTTACTGCTCCAGTATCACAGGAAGTTAAAAAGTATACATTGCCTGAAATTCAAGCGGCGCTTGCACCATTACTTGACGCAGGGAAAGCTGTAGAATTGCAACAATTAATGGCACAATTCGGTGTTCAATACTTGGGTGAAGTACCTGAGGACAGATACCCTGAATTAGTAAATGCAATTAGAAGATTGGGGGCAAGAATCTAATGGCACCTCGATCACATGCATTATTAAACGCATCGGGGTCGCACCGGTGGCTGCATTGTACAGCCGCCCCTCTCCTAGAGGAGAACTTTCCCGATAGCACATCTGTATATGCAAAGGAAGGAACCCTGGCACACGAACTGTGTGAGTTAAAACTACAGAAGTATACAACGGCCATGGCGAAATCCACATACACTCGCAAGTTCAACAAAATCAAAAAGGATGAGCTGTGGCAACCAGAAATGGACGATACCTCGGAAACATACCTCGAATATATCAAAGGCGTTATGTTAGGTTGCACGGCAACTCCAGTGGTAGCTATTGAAAAACGCGTTGACTTTAGCCGCTATGTGCCCGATGGATTCGGAACGGCTGACTGTATCATCCTATCTGGGGATACTTTGCACATCGTTGATTATAAGCACGGAAAAGGGGTAGTCGTTGATGCGGAACACAATCCGCAAATGATGTTATATGCCCTCGGTGCAATTGATGCATATAGATTACTCTATATGTTCAATACGGTCAAAATGACTATCGTACAGCCCCGTGTTAATAATATCAGCGAATGGGAAATCCCTACAGCAGAATTACTGGATTGGGGTAATACATTCGTCAAACCTCGTGCAGACGAGGCTATATCTGGCAATGGTAAATTTGAACCCGGCGACTGGTGCAGATTCTGCAGGGCGAAACAACAGTGCAAAGCCCGATATGAGGCAAATGACTCATTGCACAGTGCGCTAGTTGCTAATCATGATCCTCGGCTTATCTCGATGACAGAACTCGGTGAATATCTTCGTCGAGGTAAAGACGTCGCTGCTTGGCTCGAAGACATGAAAGACTACGCACTCACTGAATCTCTTAATGGGGTGACGGTCCCTGGCTGGAAAGCTGTAGAGGGTCGTGGTAGTCGGGCATTTCAAGACACTGATGCTGCTATTGATACTTTAATCAAAGCTGGCATCGATGAAAGCATTCTGTATGAACGTAAGACATTAACATTGGCACAGATGGAAAAGACCATCGGTAAAACCCAATTTAATGATATGGTAGGCGATATGATTGTTAAAAAAGCAGGTAAGCCTACCCTAGTTGAGGAATCCGATAAGCGCCCTCGGATCACCAATCAGCCTACTGCGGCGCAAATATTTAATGTATCTAATGATAATAATGGAGGTAATTAATTATGTCATTCGTTCCGCAACCAACTGAAGTATTATTGCAAAATGTTCGTGTATCCTATTGTCACCTATTAGAACCTTGGGCTAATTCCACACAGCCTGGTGCTAAACCTAGATATTCAGCTACTATTCTTTTACCTAAAACTGATGTAGCTCAACATCAAGCACTTATGAATGCTATTGAGGCTGCTATCCAATCAGCCCGTACTAAATTCGGTGCACGTGTTCCAGCACAGCCAAAAGTACCAATTCATGACGGTGATGGATACACACAATCTGGTAAGGAGTTTGGTCCTGAATGTAAAGGTCATTGGGTGTTTACAGCAGCGCAAGATGCTAGCTATAAAGTTGAAGTAGTAGATCTTCAAGGTAATCCTCTCACAAATCCTACACAAGTATACTCCGGCATGTATGTCAATGTACTCGTTCGATTCTTCTTCTACTCCAATCAATCCACTGGTATCGGATGTGGTTTGGGCCCTGTTCAAAAAGTACGCGATGGTGAAGCGTTAGGCAGCATGCCTGTTGCAGCATCCTCTGTATTTGGTGCACCTCAAGGTAGCGCAGCTAATGTGTATACCGGTGCTCCAGTAGCAGCAGGTCAACCTGTGCAACAACAAGCAGCTCAACAGGGTTATGTACAACCGGCATATGCTACGACACCTCAGCAATCTGTACAACAGGCTCCTGTAGGGATTAACCCTGTAACTGGTCAACCTTACTAATAGGTGCCTGATATGAGGCATCTAAGTATTGATATAGAAACATATTCATCGACTGATATCTCATTCGGAGTGTACAAATATACTGAATCGCCTGATTTCGCCATATTACTATTTGCGTATTCCTACGACTTTGGTCCTGTTGAAGTTGTAGATTTAGCGCAGGGAGGAGTAATTCCTGACAGTGTAATTCGTGATTTATTAAACCCAGATGTAATCAAGCACGCTTACAATGCACAATTTGAAATTACGTGTCTAAATCGTGCAGGGTTACTCACATCTGTTGATCAGTGGCAGTGCACGATGATTCACGGTGCCTACCTAGGATATCCTATGGGCCTAGCCTTACTCGGCAAGGCCCTGGGGTTACCTCAGGATAAGAAAAAGGACACATCGGGGAAAGCACTTATCAAGTACTTTTGTACACCATGTAAGCCTACCAAACGTAATGGGGGCCGTACCCGTAATCTACCTAGACATGATATGGATAAGTGGAATGCATTCATTGAGTACAACCGCCAGGACGTTATCACTGAGATGGAATGTTATCACAGATTAGCCTCATTCCCCGTACCTGATGATACGTGGAAAGATTGGTATCTTGATATCCAAATCAATAGTAGAGGTGTACGCATTGACCGTGAATTGGTTGAGGGTGCCTTATACATTGATGAGGAAAATCGAGAAATGTTGATGAATGAGGCTTACCAAATCACAGGACTTAGCAACCCTAACAGCCGGAATCAATTGCTTGACTGGTTAAACAATAATACTAATGTCAGTCTTGAGAAGTTAACTAAGGACACTGTGGCTGATGCTCTGATGGATGCCGATGACGTTGCCGCAAAAGTACTCATGATTCGTAAAAAGCTAGCTAAGTCATCTGTATCTAAATATACGATGACTGATAGTGCCATGGGTGCTGATCTTCGACTCAGGGGAACATTGCAGTTCTATGGAGCCAACCGTACCGGACGCTGGGCGGGTCGTCTTATCCAGGTGCAGAACCTACCGAGAAATTACATCGAGAACCTTGACACGGCTCGGCATCTTGTTAAAACCAAAAACCGTCAAGGGCTAGAACTTCTGTATGGCGATGTATCGGATACGCTATCTCAATTAATTCGCACCTCAATTATTGCTGAAGAAGGCAATACATTATGTGTGGCCGACTTCTCGGCCATTGAGGCTCGTGTTATTGCGTGGCTATCGGGAGAACATTGGCGGCAGCGTGTATTCGCTGAGGGAGGAGACATATACTGTGCTTCCGCATCATCGATGTTTGGTGTTCCCGTTGTTAAACATGGCGAGAATGGTTACCTTAGACAAAAGGGCAAAGTCGCTGAATTGGCACTCGGCTATCAAGGCGGAGTGAATGCATTAAAAGCCATGGGAGCTCTTGATATGGGACTCCATGAGGAGGAATTACCTGAAATCGTAAATTTATGGCGCAACGCATCGCCTAGAATACGAGATTTGTGGTATGCCGTTGAGAATGCGGCCGTGTACACCGTTACTACCGGGAATCCTATAGGCCTTGACCACGGCATTATGTTCCGTTTGGAAATTGATCCAATATACGGTTACCGTTATATGACGATTGAACTACCTAGCGGACGTAAGTTATTTTATCCTAGCCCAAGCATTAAGCAAAATGCATTCGGTAAGGATGCTGTACATTTTAAGACTAAAGTAAACGCTGCATGGGTTACTGAAAGTACCTATGGAGGTAAATTAGTCGAAAACATCACACAAGCAGTCGCTCGCGATTGTTTAGCGTTAACGTTACGCCGATTGGAGGATGTTGGATATCAAATTATCATGCACATCCATGATGAAGCTGTACTTGAAATCAACAAGGAGAATGCAGAATCTACGTTAAATGATGTTAATGCTATATTCTCAATCGCCATACCTTGGGCAGACGGGCTGCTATTATCATCCGCAGGATTTACTAACGACTATTATATGAAAGATTAGGAGGGGATACACTTGCAAAACGATAAACTGATTACCATCAGTATCGGTGCGAGTCGCACATCAAAGCAATGGACCCGTACGGAGATGTTGTGGTCCGAGTTTTGTGAACGCCTCAAAATCCCCGTTCGTACAACAGAAACCGTGGACGAATATCACAGATTGCCAAAATCTGAGAAAAGCAAGCTAAAGGACATAGGCGGCTTTGTTGGTGGTACTTTAAGCGGTCTACAACGTAAAGCTATTAACGTGTCTGGGCGTGATCTAATTACCCTTGATATGGATGCCATATCGCCTGGAGAAACTGAGAACGTCGCTCGCACGATTGACAGCCTCGGCATGGCTTATGTCATCTACTCAACCCGTTCTCATACGGTGCATCGTCCACGGTTACGTGTTATCGTCCCTACTGATAGAACGATGACACCTGATGAGTATGAGCCTATCGCTCGTAAGCTGGCAGAGCTCATCGGCATTGGTATGATGGATGGAACTACGTTCGAAGCTTCTCGGCTCATGTATTGGCCATCATGCCCGAATGATGCGCAATATGTATATTACGTAAGCGATAAGGCGTTCTTATCTGCTGACGGTATGCTCGGCCAATACACTGATTGGCGAGATGTGCGTTCTTGGCCACAAGTACCAGGTAAGGAAGCATCGCAGCATGAAAAACAGCTACTTGCAAAGCAAGCTGATCCGAGAGAAAAACCAGGTATCGTAGGTGCCTTTTGCCGAATATATGGTATCCGTGAGGCGATTGATAAATTCATACCTCATGCATACGTCGATGTTGACGGCAGCGAGGACCGCTTAACGTTCGTTACTGGCTCAACGGTAGCCGGGGCGGTTATATATGATGACGATACATTCCTGTTCAGTCACCATAATACTGACCCGTGTAGTGGTCAATTAGTTAATGCCTTTGACCTTATCAGGCTACATAAGTTCCACAGCTTAGACGAGACCGCTAAGGATGGGACACCTGGGCATAAGCTGCCATCTTACATGGCTATGTCTAAGCTAGCTATGCAGGATACGGTAGTCGTTAATGAACTCAACATGGCCCGCGCCCGAGAGTCAGCATCAAATGTATTCGCTGATATTATCACGGACGTATCGGCCCATGCTGAGACATCCGACCTTGACCCTAATGCGTTGACAAACGTCGACTGGATGAAAAGTTCGACACTAAAGTACGACGAGAATGGTCGACCTAAGAACACACTAGATAACATGCTTAAAATCATGCACCATGATCCGGCGCTTGTCGGTAGACTTGCATATGATAGATTTGGTTCGAGATACGTGGCAAAAGGGGCCCTACCATGGAACCCAACACCAGGACTTCGCATATGGACAGACGCAGATGATGCGGGCTTACGGTGGTACCTAGAAAATAAATATGATATCACCGGTAAAGATAAAATCATGGATGCCCTCATTATGTGCGCTGAGCAAAATGGATTTAATGAAGTACTAGATTACCTTAACGGGTTATCCTGGGACGGCATTGCCCGATTAGATACCATATTCATCGACTACTTAGGAGCTGAGGATAATGTGTATACCCGTGCAGCCGCTAGAAAGTCATTTACGGCGGCGGTAGCGCGAGCGTTTGAGCCTGGATGCAAGTATGATACGATGCCAATTCTTATTGGAGGTCAGGGTATTGGTAAAAGTACTCTTATCCGCACAATGGGCAAGAAGTGGTATGCTGACGGCTTAAATACCTTTGAAGGTAAGGAAGCTGCAGAAGGTATTCAAGGTAAATGGATCATAGAAGCCGGTGAAATGGCTGGGTATTCGAGAGCTGAAGAAAATGCATCCAAGCAATTCCTAAGTCGTCAAGTAGATGTATTTCGTCAAGCCTATGGCCGACGTACGCAAGAGTATCCACGGCAGTGTGTATTCTTTGGTAGTACGAATCAATATGAATTCCTAAAAGATATTACAGGTAATCGCCGATTTTGGCCTATTGATCTTGAGATGACGACTCCACGAAAGAACATATTTGTTAATCTTCCAGGAGAAGTTGACCAGTTATGGGCGGAGGCCTTGTATCGGTATAAAAGCGGGGAAAGCCTCATTATCGAGGATGACCCGAACGTACTAAAACTGGCTGATGCGGCTAGAGAGGCGCACATGGAATCAAATACCAAAGCAGGACTGATTAATGAGTTTTTATTAATCAAAGTGCCTTTAAATTGGAATGTGATGAGTCGGAGCGCCAGGAGGACGTATCTTAGCATGAATGCTAAACCTGCCGAGGGTCAAGAGTTAGTATATCGTGACCGTATTTGTGCGGCAGAGGTATGGTGGGAATGTTTTGGTAACGACCCAAGTCGCATGAAGAAGATCGAGACCAGGGAAATTAATCAAATATTGGCGGACTCCCCGTACACAATGGGGGGAAGTCAGTTGATGAGATTTGGTGAATATGGACATCAAAGAGGGTTCAGAATCAACGAGTCAAAACTGAAATTATAACGTTAACATTCTCAATTAAGCGTTAACATTCTCAGTATTTTTGTTAACATTAGAATGTTAACGAATTCGGAGAATGTTAACGTACTATGTTAACGCATAAAGTCAGTATTTATCTATATTCATATAGGTTGGTTAACAATGTTAACATTATATACTGGTAAATATCAAAACAAAGAGTTTTAAGAAAAAATACGCCCTTTACAGCCTTAATTTGAACCCTCATATACGCGTATGTAAACATGTTAACGTTTAAAGATTTCAGAGGTGAGAAATGTTAGAAAAGGATATCGAGAGAAAATTAGTTGCAGGCGTCAAACGTTCGGGAGGCAAAGCGTATAAGTTTGTATCCCCTGGTAATGTCGGTGTGCCTGATCGAATCGTCATATGGCCAAATGGTGTTATCCATTTCGTAGAATTGAAGACATCCAAAGGCGTACTTTCGCGATTGCAGGGTGTCCAAGCCCGTGAACTTCAAAAGCTAAATCAAAAAGTATTTGTGTTAAAAGGTGCAGATGCGGTGGCTGGTTATTTGGAACAATTTACGGAAGAATTCGGGGTGAAAGCGTAATGCAGTTTATTCCGCATGCATATCAGCGATATTGTATCGACAAGACCGTTAATCAAAATAAGATAGGGTTATTCCTGGATATGGGTTTAGGGAAAACGATTATCACGTTATCTGCCATATACGAATTGAAGTACTCCAGATTTGCCATCCGTAAAGTGCTAATCATAGCGCCTAAGAAAGTAGCGGAGGCTACATGGCAACGAGAAGCACGAAAATGGGACGGTGTAGGTATATTAAGGATATCTACTGTATTAGGCAGCCTGAAAAAGCGTATTAAGGCTTTAAACACACCTGCCGACATCTACATCATTAATCGCGAGAATGTAACGTGGTTAGTTGATTACTACAAGAATGCATGGCCGTTTGACATGGTAGTTGTGGATGAATCTAGTTCTTTTAAGAATCACACAGCTAAGCGCTTTAAATCATTAGCCTATATGCATAACCACATCAAGCGCATGGTGTTGTTAACGGGTACGCCAGCCCCTAATGGGTTAATCGACTTATGGGCACAAGTGTATTTATTAGACCGCGGCGAGTCGTTAGGTAAAACGTACACAGGATTTAGGGATTACTATTTCGAGCCTGATCAGAGGTCACGCGAAATGGTGTTCTCCTATAAACCTAAATCCGATTCAAATGACAGTATCATGGCGGCAATATCTGGGTTATGCATATCCATGAAAGCTGATGACTATTTGGAATTACCTCCAGTAATCAACGATATTAAATATGTGCAGTTAGATGCGAAAGCCAAAAAAGCCTACGAAGATATGGAACGCACATCTGTATTAGAGTTGATTGAAGCTGGCGAAGATATCACAGCTTTGAGTGCAGCAGCATTATCTACAAAGCTACAACAGTTAGCGAATGGCGCCGTATATGATGGCGATAGGAACGTTCACGAGATACATGGCTGTAAGATTGAGGCTTTTATGGAACTTGTAGAACAGTTAAACGGAAAGCCTGCATTAGTGTTTTATAACTTCAAGCATGACTGTGAACGGTTAAAAGCAGCATTAGCTAAGACTAAATTAAGAGTCTGTGAACTAAAAGGTGCCGATGATGAGATAGCGTGGAATGCTGGAGAGATTGATATTCTATTAGCACATCCGGCTAGTACGGCATACGGGCTTAACTTACAGGACGGCGGTAACCATGTAATATGGTTCGGGTTAAACTGGAGTCTTGAGTTATATCAACAAGCTAATAAGCGGTTACATCGCCAAGGTCAAATGGAGAAGGTAATTATCCATCATCTAATATGTGAGGGAACTCGTGATGAGGATATGATGGATGCGCTAGCCCAAAAAGACCGAGCGCAGGAATATGTGCTGCAAAGCCTAAAAGCAAGAATCGATAAATACAGAAAGGATGATTAATATGGATCAATTTATAATGGTAGGATTAATCGGGGCCATCGTGGTAATAGTGAGTTACACGACTATTCAAGTTATAGATATCACTGATAAATATCTTGATAATCGAAAATACATGGCTGCATTGAGGCTGACCCCAGGTAGATTGTATGAGAGACCAAATAATCCCCCTCCGCCACCTATTAAGTTATCAGCTAATGAAACTTTAAAACGTTTGGCAACTAACGAAAATCTAAAACGTTTACAGAAGGTATCGAATCAATCAGGATTAACAATAGCGAAAGTTATAGCAGATAAATCTCCTAATCGCATAGTTAATCAATGCGATGATATAAACCACCCAAGTCATTATACACAAGGAGATATCGAGGTTATCGATTACATCGAAGACAAGAAACTAGGGTATCGATTGGGTAATGTAGTGAAGTATGTATCCCGAGCTGGTCATAAGGACGATGCTATTAAGGATTTGAAAAAAGCCCGTTGGTATCTAAATCGGGAAATTGCAAAGAGGGAACAGTATGACAAAAGTCGAGCGACTACTAATTAACAAAGGGCACTACCTAGATGACACGTATCATCTTGTCATGGATATAGTTAAGGTTGTAGATAATCTCAAGGATAATGTTGCCGAGAGATTAGATGATGATCTGAGTGATGATGCGTACGCCATGTGCGAAGAGATGTTTACTGCTGTCGAACAATGCAAAGCGGATATGGTAGAAGCCATCGAGGATATTGTCGAACGTATGGAGGTAAAGGATGCAAAAGCGTAGAAGCAGGTCAGATGTGATTGTAGGTGCCATACAGTCAGATTTAAGTCTTGCCATCATACGAGCCCGTAATAGACAACTGAGATCACCTATGCTAGATGATAGGATTCGTGAAAGCGGATACATTGACGGATTACTACGAGCACAGATGATTATCAGTAAATATGGGGATTATCGCATATGATGGCTAATGAAGAACTACAAGCTGTCCGTCATACTGAGCAGCGAATGCGTGCGTTAGAGATTCAGCTAAGTGCGATTAACCGAGATTTACATTCAGAAGCTATACAGATATGTGAATCGGGAGATGCTATGCCACGAATCAGTAAGCACTTACAAGAATGTAGGGAGGAGCTGAACAGAGAATGGGATGAATTGATTGATTCTCGAAACAAGGTCAAGCAAGTCATCAATCAAATAACTGACGGACAATACAGGGATGTACTGAATCTCAGATACATTAATGCGTTGCCATGGGAGCAGATAGCTGTCGAACTAGGGTATTCGTGGCGACAAGTTCACAGACTTCACAAGAAAGCAATAGCTGAATTTGAAAAGATGGCATAGAATGGCACACTCTTAATTTAATATAATGTAAATGTAGTAGATAGCAGGCAGTGTCTGGCCCGCACAATATGTCTGCCTGCTGCACTGCCCCGGGGTAGACCTTACTTAGTTGAGGTCTACCCTTTTTCTTATTGAGTATCAATGATAATTCCTAATTGAGAAAATAAAAATTGGGAAAAGGTACTCCGCGGGCGAAAAATGGCCGCTGGTCGGGCCCGCGCGATGGTCCTCTCTCTGTGAGAAAAATTTTCCTGTTGAATGTAGAAAGACGAATTTAGAAAGGAGTACACCTATGGCGGACGCAAAACCCAGAGTGAAATTTGATGCTGCAGGCAATCTGCTCGTATCCAGCACTCAACTATGTGACCTCTTGCGGGTCACTCCGGAAATTATTTCTCGACATCATAAAGCAGGGATGCCTAAAGCATCTGTAGGTTGGTGGAATCTCCGGGAAGTCCTCGTATATTTAGGGCAGGCAAAAGGCGATAACGCTAAAAGCAAATCCGCATCAACTCGTAAGTTAGAAGCCGAAGCAGATTATAAAGAAGCAAAGGCTGCAAGAGAAAAGAAAATGCTAGATGTGCTTAATGGCGAATATGTCCCTCGTGCCGATGTGGCACAGGCATGGGCTAACCGAGTATTGGAGATGAAGACATCGTTTACAAAATTAGGTAAGCGTATCGGAAGTGAGTTCACGGATCCTGAGGAACGTGCTCGTGTAGAAAAGGTGGTGAATGGCCTTGTCGAAGAATACCTCGAAAGCTACGCACGCGAAGGCGAGTACACGCCGAAAGTCAAAGCCACGGGAAAAGGCAAGCCCAAAGGTTGACTGGTTCCCTGAGGAATTAGAGGCATTCAAGCCACCTGAAAGATACACCGTTTCAGAATGGGCAGATAAGTACAGGGTACTGACTAATATATCTGCCGAACCTGGGCGCTGGCGTACAGCACGAACACCTTATCTCAAGGAGCCTATGGACAAATTCACAGACCCTCTCATTGAAAGCATCTCGTTATGTTTCGGAGCGCAGATTGGTAAGACGGAAGCCGAGCTCAATATGATTGGATATGCGCTACACCAAACAACATCACCAGTCATGATGGTTTATCCTACAGATACAATCGCGAAATTCGCTAGCGATAAACGTGTGCAGCCAATGATTAGGAGTGTAGAGCCGCTTGCTGATATGTATGACGAAAGTAGTAAGCTGCTGGAGTTAGACTTCGTTAATGGGAACTACATGGTGCTTGTTGGTGCGAACTCACCAAGCAGCTTATCAAGTCGGTCAATTAAGTACTTATTTTTCGATGAAATTGATAAGTATCCAGCTTTCTCCGGTAAGGAAGCGAATCCGATTAAGTTGGCTGAGGAACGTACTAAGACATTCGTTGATAAGAAAATTGTAAGAGTGTCAACTCCTACAATTGAGAGTGGCAATATTTGGCAGTCATATATGGACGCAAATGAACGTAAGCAGTATTACGTGCCATGTCCGCATTGCGGGGTGTCGCAGACCCTCAAATTCAAACAGATAAAATGGCCGGAGGAACACCATGGCAATGCGGATATGATACGTGATACCGCATATTATGAGTGCGAACATTGTAAGCAGCGTATTGATGATAAGCACAAGATGGATATGCTCCGGCAAGGTGAATGGCGTGCGGTGAATGAATCACAAGTCCGAGTTGTCCGGTCGGTTGCATATCACATGTCATCCCTTTACTCTCCATGGGTCACCTTTGGCGATGTGGCATATGAGTTTGTTAAATCAAAGGATAAGCCAAGTGAGTTGATGAATTTTATCAACTCTGGATTAGCGGAGCCGTGGAAATCTGCGAAAACTAAAAGCACGCAGAACCTCGTGTTTACGCAATCGGAAGTTCCTCGCGGTATTGTGCCTCAGCACGCACCATTACTCATTGCCTCCGTCGACGTGCAGCAAGATCACTTCTGGTGGGAGGTTAGAGCCTACGCCCATGGTGTATCGAGTTATTTAGTTGACTATGGTCAAGCAAGTAGTTGGGCAGACTTAACCGAGATACTCATCGATAGAGAATATCCATCAGAGTATGGTGAGGCCCGTAAGATTGTGAGGGCCGGTATCGATAGTGGCTACCGAACAGATGAAGTATATCAGTACTGCGCACAGTACCCAGAAGTATGCGTGCCAGTTAAAGGTGATTCGTCGCACAGTCCTCTAGCTCCGCCATATAAGATGAGCAGCATCGAGAAGGGCGTCATCGGCGGTATGAAGCTGTACGTAGTGAATACCGATTACTGGAAGGACTTTATATTTGCACGTATGGTACGTCCGGCTAATGAGCCTGGCACAATCCATTTATTTAAGGATTGCCCAGAGGAATATTCGGAGCACCTCCGATCGGAGGAAAAGCAAGAAATCCGAAATGTAAAGACCGGAGCAGTTACAGTGCAATGGAAACCATTAACCAGTCATCCAACAAATCACTTGTTGGATACGTGTGTATACAACGCCATGGTGGCGGACTCGGTAGGTGTTAAATATTTACCCGAATATAATCTGGATACCGATGAGGAGGACGAAGATACGGATGATGAAGACTTTAATGCAGATAGCCGAGGTTGGTTTAGTTAAGAAGGAGGTGAGACCATGAGCGCAAGAGAAGACTTGGAGCGTATTCGAACGATAATCGAGGAAATTGAGACGAATGGATACGCTGAGATGTCTGTAGGTGGTAAGCGATTTAAGACGCATGACCTGCCGACATTATACGCCCGTGAACGTGAGTTAATGTCTCGCGTTGATGATGAGGAAGGTAATAGCACGACATCCTACGTGTCATGGGAGCGACGATGAACACACTCGATAAGGTAATAGCATATTTCAATCCTGAACGAGCTGCTCGTAGAGCATATTTCCGTAGTTCACTTGAACGCGGATACGATGCGGCGTCAACAGACCGATTGAGTAGCGACTGGATGCCCGTATTTGGTACAGCTGAACAGGTGGCATCAGGTCAACGAGATTTGATTAGAGGGCGTGCACGTGCAGCAGAACTTAACAGTGATCTTGCTGAGAGTGTCGTTTTGGCATTACTACGGAATGTAGTAGGTACGGGTATAAAGCCACAGTGCAAAATCAAGACCAAAGCAGGAAAGCTAAATGAAAGGCTCAACAAGAAAATTGAGGAGGCTTGGTCAGATTGGGTGGATAAAGAGAATGCGGATATCCGAGGAATATCTACGTTCTACGAGTTGCAAGAAATGGCTCTGCGCCGAATGGTCTATGACGGGGAAATCCTAGTTAATATGACCTCCGAAGGCGCAGATATACCACTATCATTACAGCTTATCGAGGGCGAGAATATCGGAGCTGTATCGGTAAGCGAGAATGGCAACAGTATTGTTAATGGAGTGGAAGTTAATAAATACGGAAGACCAATAGCATATCACGTATTCCAAACAGACCCATTAGGAATACGGTCATTTAATGAGGCACGATTACCAAGTAATAGGGCTTTCCTGTTACATAAGCCTCGTAGACCTAGTGAATTGCGCGGGGTTAGTATGTTAGCTCTCGTATTAAAGCGTATTCACGACGTAGATGAATATATGGATGCTGACCTTATAGCGGCTCGTGTAGCCGCATGTTTCGGCGCGTTTGTAACAAGTAATACTGGGACCGCCCCGATGGTTGCAAATAAGATCGACAGTAAAGGCAAGAAAGTTCGTTCAATGGCGCCAGGGATTATCCAACATCTACGTGCAGGTGAATCAATTTCATTTGCGGAACCTAAGCGAAATGCAGGAACCGCATCAGAATACTCAGCGACACAAACAAGACGCATAGCGTCAGGTATGGGTCTAAGCGCGGACATAGTGACGCGCAATATTAGTGGTAACTTCTCCGCAGCTCGGCAGAATATGCTGGAGGACCAGCAATCATTCAAGCAGATGCAGCGTTTCATAATCGAGCATTTTTGTATGCCTGTATGGCGGGCTTTCATTGAAGCATGCTATCTAAAGGGGATTATCCCGGCCAATGACTATGCAGCGAACCCAAAACTTTATAAAAAAGTGGCGTGGTTAGCTCCAGGCTGGTCTTGGATTGACCCTGTTAAGGAAGTTAATGCTAACAAGGAAGCCATTAAGGCAGGACTCACAACGCTCGAGGACGTATGTAGTGCATCTGGTAAGGACTGGGAAGAAGTACTTGAACAGCGGAAGCTGGAACAGGACCGCATTAAGGAATTGGGTGTTGCCCTTGATATGAATGGGGACATAACGAATCTAGCGGATAATAACACCACTGATATGAAAGGAGATGATAGCTAGTGGGGAAATTTGCAAAGCAGCTCTTAGGTAAGTATGCCCGAGAGGCGCAAATCACAAGTATCGAAGCGAACGATAATCGTACCGTCGAATTGTCCTTTTCCTCTGAAGAGCCATATGAAAGATGGTTCGGAACAGAGATATTGTGTCATGACGACGGATGCATTAACCTAGACCGCTTTAATAATGGTTTGGGTGTAGCACTATTCAATCACGACCGTAGTGCCGTTATTGGCCATATTGATAAAGCGTGGATTGAAGGTAATCGAGGTAAAGCGATTGTCCGATTCGATGAAGATGATGAATCTGAAAAAATTTATCAAAAGGTGATAAAAGGCACGCTACAAGGCGTGAGTGTCGGGTATTCCATAAGCCGATACGAGGAATTAATCGATTCCGATTCTAAAAGTTCCAATGGCCGGTTTACAGGCCCAGCATACGTAATTACATATTGGGAACCATTGGAGATTAGTGTTGTGTCCGTCCCTGCAGATCCGACTGTAGGGGTAGGCAGAAGTGTAGAAGATAATGAGGAGGAACCTATGAAAGGTGATGCAAAAGCAAAAGGCACTGAGCAAAACGTGCCACAAGTAGTACCGGAAGTACCAGAGTCCGGAGTTAAAGGTTTTAATGCAGATGACGCTAAGAAGTTGATTGCGGCAGAACGTGAACGTGTATCTACAATCACAAGTTTGTGCCGTGACTTTGAAGTTGATGGCGTAGATGAATTCATCAAATCCGGCAAATCTGTTGCCGAAGTTCGTGAGGCTGTAATGGACGCGTTACGTGAACGCAATAAACCAGTATCCGTTAAAGTCGGTGAAGCAGATTCTGATAAGTTCCGCATGGCTATGCAGGACGCTTTGATGATGTCTATTGGCATCCCAGTCGCAAATCCTGCACCAGGTGCAGATGAACTTCGTTCTATGTCCTTGATGGAATTAGCACGTGAGTCTATAGTTCGTGAAGGTCTAACTGTTAACTACTCCGATCGATTGGAATTAGCTCGTGAAGCTATCAACTCCACATCCTCTTTCCCAATCGCGTTGTCTAATGTAGCAAATAAGGCCTTGATGCAAGGTTATGAAACAGCACCATCTACATTTGCAACATGGGCGGGAAAAGGCAGTAACCGCGACTTCAAACCAGCAAAACGTATTTTGCTTTCCGAAGCAGCCGAATTGAAACTTGTCCCTGAGGGCGGACAATTCAAGGATTCCCAAATGCATGAAGCAGGTACGAATGTTAGCGTATTTACATTCGGACGTACGTTCAGCTTAACACGACAAGCTATTATTAATGACGATTTGGGCGTATTTAACGATATCTCTTCTAAATTCGGTCGTGCCGCAAAAAATAAAATCAATAACATGGTATATGACCTTTTAAGTGGCAATACGGTATTAGAAGACGGAAAAGCCTTGTTTAGTGCAGACCGTAAGAACTTGGCAACTACAGGTTCCGAGTTAAGTGTTGTATCTTTAGCTGCAGGCGTAGCGGCTATGCGTCGCCAAAAGCATATTGGTGAAAATCGCAATTTGAACATCGCACCTACATATTTGATTGTTCCACCTGAGCTCGAAGCATTGGCTTATCAAGTAGTTAAATCTACGGTAGACCCTGCTCGTAGCAATGATACAGTTAACCCATTCGGTGGTCGATTCACTATTGTTGTAGATGCGGCATTAACGGATCCACATGCTTGGTACTTGGCATCCCGTCCTACAGATGTTCAAACTATCGAAGTGACGTATTTAAACGGTGTTGAAACACCTCGCTTAGAAACGCAAACAGGATTCAAGGTTGATGGCATCGAGTACAAAGTAGCAATTGATTGTAATGCAACAGCTCTCGACTTCCGCGGCTTGTACAAAAACCCTGGTAAATAATTAGTAACTCATTAGGAGGTAAATTGATATGGCTAAATTCATTCAAGAACTAGACCGCATTGACTTTAAGAATGCAACAACTGAAGCGATTGCCGTAGGGGACATTGTCCCTATCGGCAAAATGCATGGCGTTGCAATTACAGATATTGCACCTAATGCCGTGGGTGCAGTTAAGGTAACAGGTTGCTTTGAAGTAGCTGCATTGGCTTCTGATTCTTTTGCAGTAGGTGATAATGTGTATTTTGACAAAGATCAAAAGCGGGCATCTAAAACAGATACTAACCCAGTATTAGGTGTAGCTATCACAGAAAAGCGCCCAGGCACTACAGTGTTAGAAGTCGCACTTGTGCCAAATGTGGAAAAGTAATATAAAGGCGGGCATACGCCCGCCTACTCCATAGGAGGTAATGCACTATGAAATTAGGGTATAAGCCTAATGCACTGCTTTCTGTATTTGGTGAACGAATTACTTACAAAGACCAAGCTATCAAAGCTAGCGTGGAAATTGGCGAATATGACGGCAAAGGTTCCGGATTCGTCGATAAAGCATTAGCCGATAAGGCCCAGATTTGGGTGCGTGCTAAGGATGTTCCTAATCCCCGCCCAAAAGACGAAGTGTATATCAATGGCGAGAAATGGTACGTTGACCACGTATCAAACTTTGACGGTGCGATGTATTGCCTTGAAGTTGTACATAACGTGAGGGCGGTGAGACCGTAATGAGTAATGAACCTATTACGATTACAGACACAGCCACACCGTATCTGAATTTCATTGCAGAAACTAAACCCGACTGGATGCGCAAGGCATTGAAGTCAACAGGCTGGATGATGCAAAAGGAAATTAAAGAAGGCATCAGATCAGGGGCGCCGGGTGGACGTAAGTATCCTAACTTCATGGCACCCGCACGACGTGCTGCATTTGAATCAGCATTTGGCGCGAAACTTCGCAAAGCATACCAAAGTGGCGGACGAGCTGAACGAGAGGCCTGGGGCTCAAAATCGCGAAATGCCTTACTTGATATGGGCATTAGCGCCAGGACAATCGGATACAGTCCTCTAGGTAAGCTATCGAATGCAGTCGGGTATCAATATGACAAAGGCAAGCAATCTGTCCGAGTTGGGTGGTTATCTAATTCGGCTAAACGGTTAGGTGAACGCATCGAGGAAGGTTACACCAAGCAGATTACAGAGCCTATGCGCAAGAAGTTATTTGCTGCAGGAGTACCGTTGCCGAAGGGCAAATCAATGTTCAAAATTCCTGCACGTCACACATATGGTCCTATGAAAGCAGCGTTACAGCCTAAGCTTAAACCTTATATCGAGGATAAGATAGGCGACTACGCTATATATGGACCGGCAGCACAATCTGCATCTCGACGTAACTACAAGGTAAGGTGATTTGATGCAACAGACAATTCCGATGTCACGCATCGTTGAACGTTGGGCTGAAGCCCTAGCGAATGATGAAGCGTTGACTAAATTTTGCAATGACGAATACGGAAAGCCGGCGCAACTGTATGTCGGTTATGACGATGTCGAAGCACCGCTTGAAGAAGATTGCCCTTGTATCATATTACTACCGAGTAATAAGAACGAAGGGCTTGCTGATACCTACACATATTCGTTAATGATTGTATGGGGTATTGTCCATAAAGGTGCAACTCGGATTAAGAATATTATTCGGTATGATGGAACGCTAGAATCAGATAACCTAGGGCAGTTAATCATCGAATGCATTTGTAAGGTGAATCCGGCGTTCCCAGTAATCGACATTGACTATGAATTAGATAGCATGAATTGGCGTCCGGTGTTTACCGGTCGATTAACAGCTACTATAGAAATCCCGCATGTAATCGGTGGGGTTATTGAATATTAAAGGAGGAAATGCATATGGCAACAGCAAAACGTGCACAGGGTTCTCAGTCCCATGTGGCGATTGCGTTTGAGGCGGATTTTGGTACAACGCCATCCACTGGTGGGGTAATCACGCCAATCATTTCTAGCTCCGTGAAAGCTAGTCAAAATTTAAACGATTCCACCGTAATACGTGGCGATCGTAATCCTGCAGCGCCATTCCGTGGCAACATTGACACGTCCGGTAGTTTGGTCGTGCCTGTTGGTGTAGTCGACATCGGCTACTGGCTAAAAGCTGCATTTGGTCAACCGACTTCTAATACAACGGGCCAAGCGCCAAATAAGAAGTCTGAGCATGTGTTTAAAATCGGAAACACAATGCCGTCGTTAACTATTGAACAGGGCTATCCTGATGTTAACGTATTCCAACAATTCGCAGGTGCGCGAATTAGTAAATTAGGCTTTAAATTCGGCGGTGACGCTGAATTGACTGCATCCGTTGATGTGATGGGCTGTAAGGAAACTTTGGCATCAACTACATTCGACGCTGCAGCAAAAGCAGTTAACTTCCTACCATTCCAAAACTTAAATGCGACTATCAAAGAGGGCGGCGTTACTGTGGCCAACATTTTGAGTTGCGACATCAACTTTGACTTTGGCTTAGACGGCGATTCTTATGCTATTGGTGGTAAAGGCTTTAGAACATACATTGACCCAGGTATTGCGACTATTTCAGGCACGGTTAAAGCGTTCTTCCAAAACAAAGACCTTTTGAATAAGGCGGTTAACGGTACGGAATCCAGCTTGGAATTACGACTCGAACAAGACGACTGGTCACTTACATTTAAGTTGCCTGAACTTGTGTACGAACGACAATCTCCGGGCATCGACGGTCCTCGTGGCGTCAATATTGAATTACCATTCAAGGCGTACTATCGCGCAGATGCGGGTAAATCCGCAGCAATCATTACATTAGTTAATAATCAAGAACAATACTAGGAGGTGCCAATATGGCATTTGAAGATATTAAATTAAGAGGTTTAACATTTGCTGAGCGTAGCGAATTGATTAAGGCTGAATTAGATCCGTTATACACACCTCTTCCGGAAGAAACCCCTGAACCGGCTAAATTGTTGTGGTATCGCGATTTAGCCGAATGGATTATGAAAAATGTGTATAAGATGTCTGATAGTGAAATCGCAGAAGCACCTAACGATGGCGTTATGGAATTAGCAATTGAAACTATGCGTTTCACTAATGAAAAAAAGGCTGAAATCGAAAAAAACTAATTGATGCGTGGAGTTGGCTCAACTCCGACAAACCAAAATACTGCTCTGATTGTATCAAGATGCAACGTGAGACTAAACAGAATTTTGACTGCTCGGAGTGTGAGTTTAATTCCCCGCATCAATTAGATGGTACACGACAAGCGATGCGAGTATATAACGCAAGCCGAATGCAACGACGATGGCATTCAGGCGGTATTGCAGGATTCGATATGCCAGCGGTATTAGAAGTGGCGAAGGCTTACGGCATTGAGCCACTTCCGCACCTTATCGATTTGCTTGTAATCTTGGAAGCTAAAGAGTTGGAGGTGGCGCACAAGAATGGCCAATAATTTAATTGATATTGTCGTTCAGCTGACAGATAAGAATACGGAAGCTGGACTCAAGAAAATTACAGCTAGTGCTGAAGGCGCCAAATCCGCCCTAGGCAAAATGAAGAATGACCTCATGGCGATAGGTGCCGGTGTTGGTGTAGTAGGCATCGGTGCTAAACTTGCCAAAGAGGCGATTCAGTGGGATGTAGCTGTTAAAAAACTATCAGGCATTACCGGTGCTACGGCGAAGGAAACCAGCGAACTATTAGCAGTGGCCAATTATATGGGTATTGCTATGGAGGATAGTGCCGGTGCATTTGCTAAGTTTTCCAAAAATGTTGGAGCGGCTAAAGAGAAAATGGAAGTCGCTCGGGCAGAGGGAAAACTCAGTACTGATATATTCAGTAAGTTAGGCTACACGCTTGAACAGATTCAAGGTAAGAATACCGTTGAAGTGTTTAAGATGATACAGGAACGCCTAAGAGGGATGAAGGACGGGGCTGAAAAGACTCGTGTCGAAATGGAACTCTTTGGACGTACTGGCTACCAAATGCACGCCATGCTTAATATGTCTGCTGAACAGATGGACAAAGTGGCTGAACGTGCCAAAGCAATGGGGCTTATCATCGACGATGAGACTGCAGCTAAATCTGCAAAGCTAAATCGGGAATTAAAGGATTTAGAAAATACCGGTAAACGACTTGCGGTATCCATCGGTCATGAGTTAGTTCCTGTGTTTAATGACTACGCAAAAGGCGTATTAGATGTAGCTAAAGAATTCGAGTCAATGACTGCCGAGCAAAAGGAAGCTATCGGAGGCATTGTCAAATTCGGTGCAGAAGCTGGAGCTGTAATCATAGTAATGAGATCACTAACCAGTACACTCGGGTTTATGCGGTTAGCCACAATTGCTGCCGCGGGTCCGTGGGTAACATTGGCTACAGTAATCGGACTTGCTGGGAAAGCACTACTTGATTTCCGATATAACGAACAGACAAAAGCATCTTATACTGGCGTAGAAGTTGACGGTAAACGTATTCACAAGAATACGAACTCAACAGCAGGAATGTCTGATAAGTTTAGGGAATCACATGATACCCGATATTGGATTGAGGATAGTGCGTGGCTCGGACTTGTAAAGAATGACCGTTTAGCTACTAAAGAGGAAGGCGCTAGAATTGATGCGGCTTTAAAGCAAAAAGAAGAGGCGGATGCTGCGAAAGCGAAACTCGATGAAGAACTTGCAAAAGCGAAAGAGGACCTAGCTAATGGTGGATTAACGAATACCGAGGCTATTAATAAGGCAAATGAGGAAGCAGCAAAAGCAGCCAAAGCCCAAGAACAGGCTGCAAAGAAAGCCCAACAAGCAGCAGAGAAGTTGGCAAGCGCTGTAGAGCGTATGTCTGAGTTATATCGGTCTCTTACTTTGCAAAGTCTGCAAATTGACGGCAGTCAATATGAAATCGATAAACTAACTGCCAAAAATCAGTATGAGTCAAACGAAAAAAATATTCGTGATATTATCCACTCTGTTTCGGCGGCGAATAGCAGTGCTACAGGTCAAGCTGCGGGTGTACTAGAAGCAGCTAATGAACAACTCGGCAAGGCATACAAGTTAGGAGCAGATGGTACCTGGGCCACGGATTGCGGCAAGTTATTTTCTGATGCAGTTAAACAGTCACTCGGGGCGGACGTACCACGCCGGGTCGATAAGCTATGGGAAGCGGCGGCTGCTGTAGGGGCTTGGCACCCAGAAGGTGACGGATATATTCCTAAAGCCGGCGACGGTGTGGTTGTACTTGGTGATGAACACATTGTTATTAGTGACGGGAACGGAGGCTATACTGGCGCTAATACAAACGGAGTTGTCGCTAAGCCATCTGTTACCGCAGATTTTGGACAAATCACTGGATATATTGACACAGCTAAGTATGCAGGCGCTACATCGAGTACCACTGCTGATTCAGCAGGTAGCGCGGCAAATGCCAAGAAACTAGCTGAGTCTGAACTAACTGCTTCCGTTCGTGCTAAGAATGAAGAGCTATATCAAAAGCGATTAGCTGAAGCTGAACGAAATCAAGCTATCCGTGTTCGTAAGATGAACGAGGATATCAAGAAACTCGATCTTGAACGTACGGGCGACCGCTTGCAACTACTCAAAGCTGAAGCTGAAGCACAAAAGGCCCAAATTGATGATAACGTCCGTGAGTATACAAAGGCTGTAGGCGATAAGGAACTCGCTGAAAAGAAAGCTCAAGCAGAGCGCCTAAAACTGGCATCTGATACGGAGCAGAAAATCAGAGAGTTAGCATACACTCAAACGAGTGAAACTGTTGACCACTTAACCAATATGGTTACGCTTGGTCGATTATCTCGCAGTGATGCGGACGCGCTACTTGCTGAAGAGTTAAAGACCTATATTGACTATGCACGTAGTGAAGTCAATGAGGCCCAGTTAACGGCTACGCAAAGACTGCAAATTGAAAAGAATCTGTTAGAGTCCCAGCAAAAGCTATGGGAGCTGGCAGGTCGTAGTCTTAAAACAAGCTTACAAGAAGCCGCACGCCAATATAAGCAAGAGTCTACCAATTATGCCGATTTAGCTAAATCGACTTTTGACAGTACGATGAGCTCTATCAATTCAGCATGGACAAATAATCTCGAGGCTATGGCAACAGGGACGAAGTCGTTTAGTAAAGGCATTAAGGACATATTCAAGGATATGACAAACGCCATTATTAAGATGATGATTCAACTAACGTTCCAACAATATGTCATGCCTAAGTTGCAAGGATTGTTCGGCGGAGTAGTTAACGGCATCGGTTCTCTAGGTGCTGCAAAAGGGACATCGTCCTTTGCTGGCGGCGGTTCATTTAGTTCTGCATTTACAGGCAATCGTTTTGCTGCTGGAGGAAAAACAAATCCAGGACTTATGTTGGTCGGTGAAAACGGGCCGGAACTATTACAGTCCTCTGGATCACATCGTATTTACACTGCAAGCGAAACCCGTAGATTAATGGGCGGCGGAGCTACAAGCAACAACGTAGTTGTTAACATTGTTAATCAGTCTGGCCAAGAACTCGAAAGCAAGCAACAGAACTCTCGGTTTGATGGTGAGAATTATGTTATCGATGTAGTAGTTCGTGCTATGGAATCAAACAAAGGAGGTATGCGTGACGCCATCAAGGCATCCGCAGTATAACTATGGCAGTATTTCCAGATATTCGATGGCCGATATATCCAATTCAGGAGACTACTCCAGATATTTCGTATAAAGGCCAAGTTGAAAACATGACGCTAATCACCAGGAAGAAGACGACAAAGACCCGGCGGACATATTCCGTAGGGTACAAGTTGCCAACAGCTGATTACTATAAACTTCGGTCATTCTTCGATGAAGTCAACTGCTCCGGTATATTCGAGTGGGTTCATCCGGAAACACAGGAAACGCTAAATGTACGATTTGCTGATCAGTTAGACTTTGCGGCGAATGACTACGGAGTGTGGATGGGAACCGTGAAATTACAGGAGGTATAACATGTTACCGCTCTCAACGGCATCGATTTTAGAGAAAAACCAAATATCGGCCACCGGTGTGTGGTTAATGCTGTTAGAAATATCCTATAAAGGGGATACGATTCGATTGGTATACAATACGGAGAATATCCAATTTCAAGGCAATACCTATATCGCATTTCCATTTACCATTCAAGATGTTACGGAGAATGCGACGGATTTGCCTAATATCAAGCTATCCGTGTCTAACGTGACTCGGACAATCCAGCGTATGGCAGAGTCTAATAATGGATTCACTGGAGCCAATGTCCTTATTCGTGTAGTGAATACAAACATACCTGATGTGTGCGAGCAAGAGGAGCATTTCGTAATTACGGGAACTCATGCAAACGCAGAATGGATGGAGTTTACACTGGGTACTGACTTTAGCTTTACTCGACGATTCCCGTTAATCCGTGTGATGAAGGATTTCTGTCCGTTCAAGTTTAAAGGCGTTCAGTGTGGGTATAAGGGCCGTGAAAATCAATGCAATAAAACCTTAGCGCGATGCCGTGAATTGGGGAACAGTACACGATTTGGCGGAGAACCTACTATCCCGCAAGGAGGACTGTATGCATCCAATAAGTGACTTGACTGATATGATAGGTACCCCATTCTCGGAAATGAAATGCTGGGATGTAGTTGTTGAGGTATATCGGCGTAGTGGAATACCACTACCCGAATATACCCAAATCCAAATGGATGAATGGCGCGAGGTTCGTGAGCCAATGCCAGGGAGTGTTTTGGTGTTTGCTCTATATGGTAAAAATCTCGATCATGTAGGAGTTTATCTTGGCGAGGGTAAATTTATACATGCTACTGAACACAGCGGCACCTGTATAGAGCACATATCAAAGTACGTGCCTCGATTGAAGCACATTTATGAAAGGAAGGAGTAGCAGATGGTTAATGTAATCATTGTAAATAATCCGTTCAAGCCAGAGCAACGGGACACAAAATACTTGCTGTTTAAACAGGGCAAGTCTATCAGCTATTACTTCAGTGCACCTGGTGAATGGGTGTACTCAGTAAATGGACATGAGGCGGCATCAGATACAGTTGTAAACGATGAAGACTACATTGTAGTAATGCCCCGAGTTGAGGGTAAGTTCTTTGGTGTTCTTCTATCAATAGGGATGGCTGTATTTACCGGTGGCATTGCTTCGGGTGCTATCTTTGGTATCCAAAGCTTAATTTGGCGGTCAGTAATTGCTATGGCGGTAGGGATGATAGGTAATGCTATTGTCTCAAAGCTAACTGCTCCTAAGGTTGACCGTTCGAATTCCGAACAGTCAAATACATATGGCTGGGGAGGTACTGAAACTGTTACTGGGCAAGGCTACCCTTTAGCCGTAACATATGGCCGAATGAAAAGTGCTGGGTTATTATTATCCCGCCATGTAATTAGTGATGGTGAAAAGCAATATCTTAATCTTTTATACTGCGCCGGTGAGGGCGAATTGTCAAAGATAGAAGATATTCGTATAAACGCTAATCCAATCAGTAATTATAAAGATGTACAGGTTGATGTCAGAAAGGGTACAAATGATCAAACGGTCATCCCAAACTTCAATGATAACTTTGCGGATCAATCCCTAAACTATGAATTGACTGAATCATGGAATACGCAACAGGTACAAGGCGATGCGTGTGACGCGATAGAATTAACTGTTGGATTTCCAAACGGATTATATTATTCAAATGATAGCGGCGGCGCTGACCGTACGTCTGTCACGTTGAAAGCAGAAATTCGTAAGGTAGGTGATGAGTCCTGGCAGGCATTACCTTTAGCAAATCAAAAGGGTATGGCCGGCCATATTAAGCGCCGTGATGCATGGAATTTTATTAAGTCAGATAATAGCGTGACAAATACAGCTGATTACGCAGGACGAATTGAAGAGGCGACAAATAATGCGTTTTATCGTGTATTTCGCTTTGACAATCTCGAAAAGGCGCGTTATGAAATCCGCATGCGCTGCAGTGCGAAAGATGGGAAAAGCTTGCGCCATGTCAATAAGGTCTACTGGGTGCAGCTAACCCAAATTATTTATGATGATTTTGTGCATCCGGGAAAAGCCCTCATTGGAATTAAGGCTTTGGCTACATCCCAACTAAGCGGAACTGATCCAAAAGTGACATGGATTCAAGAGCGCTCAGAGGTTTATGTGTTCAATCCATATATCAATAAGTATGAAGCACAACCAGCTGACAACCCGGCTTGGGCTGCTTATGATTTAATCCACATCTGCCGTAAGATTGGCGGTGAATATATTGTATTCGGACAGCCCCATATGCGCCTTGACTATAACGCATTTAAGGCATGGGCAGATAAGTGCAAAACAAATGGGTTTACATTCAACTATATATACGACACCGCTATGCGATTATGGGATGCGTTAAAGTATCCAGAAGCAGTAGGTCGAGGGAAAGTAATTCCTGTAGGAACCAGGTTCACATGTGTTAGTGATTATCAATCTACACCAGTACAGTTGTTTACTGTAGCTAATATCAAACACGGCAGCTTTACTGAAGAGTTTCAAGGCGTGGAGGCAAGGGCTAACTCTGTTGAAATATCGTTCCTTAACAAGGATAAGGATTATGAGCGAGACGTCATTCCAGTATATGGTGACACTTACGACGAGTCGGACACACTAACAAATCCGGCACAAGTTGAACTCATGGGGTGTACTAGCCTTGAGCAGGCATATAAACATGGTAAGCATTTCTTGCGATGCAATAAATATGAAATACGTACTGTGACAATAGAGGCGTTTACGGATGCCATAGCGTGCACGGTAGGAGATATTATTCTAATTCAGCACGACATACCTGAATGGGGCGAGGGCGGTCGTGTGGTTGCGGTAAGTGGCCAGACGATTACACTCGACAAGGAAGTGTCAGTACAACCAGGGAAGAATTATCAGTTACTGATTCGTAGCAACGCTACGGATATCGTCTCTACGTTTAACGTAGTAAATGTAACAGGTCTCAATGTGATTGTTAAAGAGGCTATACCGGTGCAGCCTGATGCGGTATATGCATTCGGAGAAATTTCTAAATCGGCTAAGCCATTTCGTGTGTTGGCTATTACAAAGGCACTATCAGAAATGACCCGTAAGATCCAATGCATGGAATATTATCCAGAACTCTATGTATCAGATGATGGCACGGTGCCAAGTATTGATTATACGAATCGCGGTGCATCTGATATTCAAGCAGTAGGGTTAGTGAGTGATGTATACGGTGCTAATGGCATCATGTATTCACGCATAGGTGTAACGTGGCAGTTACCTCGTGATGGAAAAGTCTCAAACGTAGTCGTAAATTACCGAAATGTAAAAAGCGATACGTGGACATATATTGGAAACTACCCAGCATCCACAAACGCTACCACGATATCTGATGTGCTACTAGGTGCGACCTATGAGGTGCGAGTACAGGCTATTAATGAGTTAGGACAGTTGACTACTGGCGTAACAAAATCCATAGCCATACCTAAGATGCAAACGCCAGAGGATGTTCAGAATTTACACGTTATAAGTCGGTACAATCAGACGGCCGATAAAAGTGTTTACTACGACTTACAAGTGCTATTTGACCCGCCTAGTAATCCCGCCAACTTCGATGTGGCGGAGGTTTGGTATCTCTTAAAATCAAAAAGTGGAAAACCTGTAACGGGGCAAGAATGGCAGTATGCTGGCAGTAGTAATAGTCAGGTTATTATCAAATCATTAGGCCCAGGTGAAGAGTATCGAATCAAAGCAATCTCGGTTGACCGATTTGGCAACCGAGCAGAAACAGCCCAAATGGTTGATGTGATAGTCAAACCGATGGACGCGATACCTGATATGCCTAGCAATTTCGGTATTGTGTTCGGTAGAAATGCCACCGCATCATGGGATGAGGTGCTGAATGCTGACGTCGACTATTACGAATTACGTACCGATAATAATCCTGGTAAAGATACGAATGCTTTATTGGCAAGAGTTAAAGGTACATCTGCTGTACTTACCCTATCTAAACGAGCGGATACTGTTTATTTATATGCCCGCAGCACGTTGGGCAAATATTCGACCGCAGCAACGTACGAGTATAACGTTCCGCAATTGGCCGCGCCTGAGCTTGTAGTAAAAAGCCAGTTAGGGGGATTTAATATTTACTTCTCTACTAAGCCGGCACAAGCATACGCAATCAGATGCCACGTGATCGGAGATGAACGCACTGATGATTTTGAAACTACTAGCACCATGCTGACATATTCGAACTCAGCCGGAATATACCGGATACGTTGCTCGTTTGTGGATGTGTTCGGAGATGGACTCGTTAACGAGAAGCAAGTCGTGATTAAGACACAAATTGATGCGAGCTTGCTAGACCTTGAGTCTCTCGGGCTGAATAAAGTTGATGAACGAATTAAGGAACTTGATAAGAAATTCAATACGAATTCTGAAGAGACCACTAGAAGAATTACGAATTTGGCGTCACATATGGAATCTCGCATTACTGAGTTAGCCGGTAGCATCGATTTACAAGTTAAAAAAAGTATTGGCGAGATTGATGGTGGTGAGTTGGTATCTCGCATTAACCTCAGTCAGTCCGGAGTATACATTGCAGGGAAATTGATTCACATCACCGGAGCGACTAAGTTCGATGATAACGTCATTGTTAATAAAATGATTCAGGCTAACGCAGTTACTGCCGACAAATTACATGTTGAAAATTTAGCGGCGGTGTCCAGTACAATCGGGTTACTTCGTTCGAGAGAAACCGGTGCTCGTGTTGAGATTCAAGATAATCTTATTACAGGTTTTGATGATGACAATAACCCTCGGATTAAACTTGGGTGCTGGTAGGAGGTATTATGGAACCGCATGTATTAGCTTATGATGCTAACGGCAGTATCATACTAAATCTCAAGGAAAGGCTCACACGTATTGAGGGGCGGATGTATGTATCTGACATCCCTAATCGACGTCAACAAATTACCGTGAATGGATTGCAGCCTGGTCAACATGTCTGGGCTGCAGCCATGGGACAGTACTTAGTGGCAGAGGTTAGGGGCAATATCATAACATATTATTTTGCAGTGTCCCAGGATGAATATAATATCAATCGTCAATTTAAAGATCTTACATATGAAGGGTGGTTGGCGTATGGAATTTATTAACATCCAGAATAAAGAAGGTGTCACGATTATAAACGATACCTATGACAATCTAGTATATCTTAGTTTCCCTAAACAAAAAGATGCAGTTCTCTACACCGGGGCGATGAGGGGGATAACTCCAACGGTTCAAATCCCACTCAAACCCATAGCTTACACTCCTATGATGGTGCCTACAAGTAAATTCCAGTATGGATATATTGCAGGGGAGGCTAACGTAATCCAGGTCTTTTATGCCACTAATTACGCATATCATGGTGACGCACCTCTTATCGCAGTATCAGTTCCACAAGGATATGAATTTGCAGCTCAGTGGGTCCATAAACGTCGTGAGCAATTAATGGTGCTGGTAGTGGATGTAATTAAGCCAGGCGAAAAGGTAACGCAAGCAATGGTTGATGAAGTAAAAGCTGGCATCAAGTTCTACTGCTTCGGTTATTTCGAGGATGTTATGGCTAATGCAGACACGCCTCGTATTCGATTTGTTGATAAGGTAGGAAGTAGTAAGCCTAATACGGCATTGCAAGTTCTTGGTCGTCACAAATATTATAAAGCGTCTTGGGCAACAGATTACAATCTGCAGAACGATGTGATATATGATAGCCGCATCAGGTACCTACGTGTAATTGATCACTATGCACACGATTGGTATAACCAGTTATCAAACTACGTTCCGGATACTTTTACAAATATGGCCCGTGACCCAAAGTCATATGGCGTCAAGGTTGCAATTATACCCATGTCCGTAATCGATGTATCCGTTTGGGGGCCAAATATCAATAATGGAGATAAAAAGTCACACACGGGGCGAGTGTGGCAAACGTTCAGATTTCATGATGAGAGTACTGTATCGCTGAAATCGTATCAGTTCATTGATTGGAATACAGTCACCACGTATCCTGTAGGTTGCTCGGGTAAAACCACATCTCAGTATTTGGTGGTCGATGTGACCGGGTACGATAAACAAGGTACGATTCCATTCAATTAAGGGAGATGATAAGTAATGAATGTAAAGGATATAGACCTCAACATTGGCGAGGATTTCGGGATAGTTTACGCAGTCCAAGATGACAATGTGGATTTGACAGGGTTCAAGTCAGTATTCGCCATACGAAAGCGAGCAAGCGGTCCGCTTGTTATTAAAGTGCAAGGGGTAGCATCTGGGAAGATTGCGACATTCAATATTTCCGGAAAGGATACCCTAGAAATTAAGTCCTTTGGTGAGCATGTGTATGATGCTTTTGCATATAAGGAATCGGAGTCTAGCCGATATTACAAACTGGGCATGGGGGTAGTCAACATAATTCAGGATGTGGCCATGCATGATTAGAGGAGGAATGTATTATGCAAAACAAAGCGTTACCAGTAAGACTTGAAGGTCCAATTAAAGTAGAGGCGGAAGTAAAAGCAACCATGGTAGGCGATAATGGAAAAAGTGCTTATGAAATCGCTTTAGCACATGGATTCGTAGGAACCGAGGAGGAGTGGTTGGAATCCTTAAAAGCAAAGCTGCCTAACTTATCAGGAGTTATATCAGCACTTCAAGGTAAGAATGTTCTTATTAATAGTGGTACCCTTGAAGCGATATTAACTGCTATTGTCCATGCGTTGGCGGATCAACCTTATGCGCCGCTTACCTTTAATGAACCAAGAAAAGGGGATACTGAAATTCGAGTATCTGGGCAAGATGGCTTTAAAGTTCGAGTGAGTGGCAGTGCAGAAGCTGTTGAAATTCAATCCGGAAGTGCAACTATTAGAATTCAGCCTTACGGTGCAGATGATATTTATCTTGAATACCTTAACTTAATCGATCATGTCATTGACACTGTTAAAATCAAAGGTCTTGTTGAATTCAATCCGGAAACGGCTACAGAAATTATACCTAAGCAATTCTATGGCCGTAGCGATTTAGAAGGATTATTAGAATGTCCTAACGTAGTTAAAGTAGGTGCTGAAGCATTTGTAGGTTGTGAGTATTCCGTAGTGAAGTTGCCAAAGGCTACTGATATTCACCCGGACGCATTTAAAATTTCTGAGATTAAAGTTTTAGAAATTCCTTCTTTTATATGGAAGGATGAAAACTTAAATCTACATGATAAGTTTGGTAATGAATATGGTCCGAATAAAATTATCGTAGCTGATGAGTCTATTCCTCCTAGCAATATTAGCATTGCTAAGGTAGATTTAGAAATTCATAATCATGACTCTAGTAAAAAATGGGACGTATACCGTAATAAATGGAAAGAAGCTTAAGGAGTTCATAAATGGACGAAATTAGATTATTGCTAATGGATTTCGGCATCCCTGCCTACTTCGCTGATATTGGATTCTGGGTAACCCTGTTAGGGGTTATCTGGGCCGCCCTTCGGGGTTCGTTTCGTGCGATGGTGTGGTTCTTAGAACATACCTCGCTAGTTGCGGTTAAACGAGAATTAGATGATCATTTGGCTCGACGCATGGATAAGCAACGCAAGGACTATGACGATAAGTTATCCGATGCTATCAATAGTATCGCTGATTTAACAAAAAGTAATCAGGAGATACTAAAGCAATTGGTCAAGCTGGAAGAACGAGATACTGCGAAGTTTCACCGGCTCAATAACCTAGAAACCGCAGTTCAGAGTCTGAGTACTGAACTGATGCATATCCAAGTTCTGAACAATATGCCAATAGGAAGAAGTATCACGCTCAATACTGATGATATAGGAGGCGATTAGTGATGAAATATCAAATCATGAACCGTCTGAAATCCGCATATAGTGCCATTCGTGTTGCTAATATTAGACCTACTGGAGTACTAGCGACACGGATTCTAGTACTTGTTATGCTAATTCCTATTTGGCTAGTCATAACAGAGTATGTTATGGCATTTGCTAGGGGCTATGTATCAAGTGAAACTAATAAGCTGATTGATGTTGGGCTCAATATTATTGACCACATATTCATTCCTAGTGTATTGACAGCCGTAGTAGGCTTCTTAGGACTTTGGTTGGATAGAAACAATAATGGTGTTCCTGATAAATTAGAAGGAGGTAGTAGTAATGACGAAAATATTTATAAATCCAGGTCATGATATTGACCTGGACTCTGGAGCAGTAAATCCTAACACAGGACGTC